CTGGCGCACCTACCGCAAGCCCGAGAATGGCGGCGCATGGGTGCAGGACGACCAGGGCGCGACCAACCTCACATACATTCCATGGGTGACGTTCTACACGGGCCGCACCGGGCCAATGACGGCTAAGCCGCCACTGCTCGAACTGGCTCACCTGAACGTCAAGCACTGGCAGTCACAGAGCGATCAGGACAACTTGCTGCACGTTGCCCGCGTCCCGCTGCTGTTCGTGTTCACCGACAACGAAGAATTCCAGCTGACTATCAGCTCGGCCAGCGCGACCCGCATGCCGAAGGATGGTAACGCCAAGTACGTCGAGCACACCGGGGCGGCAATCACCGCTGGGCGCGACTCGCTGAACGACCTGGTCGACGATATGCGCATGGCCGGGGCCAAGCTGCTCCAGAAGGACAAGCAGGCCGTGAAGACGGCGGCGCAGGCCAACGAGGAAGCGGCGCAGGAATTGTCCCCACTGGCTCGCCTGGCTGGTCAGTTCGCCGACTGTATCGCTCAGCTGCTCCAGATCCTGGCCGATTACGGCAGCCTGGGTGACGGTGGCCACGTTGAAATGCGCGGGAATTTTGACTCGGATTACATTCCTGAAATCTCTTTGCCGACCCTGATCGGCATGGCTAACTCCGGCAAGCTCAGCGATGAAACGCTCTACTCCGAAATGCAGCGCCGCGGCGTCATCAGTGACGAGCTGGATTGGCAAGATGAGCTTGCTCGCATCCAGGAGCAAGGACCGGCACTAGGGGCGATCTGACATGGCAACGGTCAACGAGCAGTTGCAATCGGCATCGATCGGGCATGCGGTTGACCTGCAGCACCTCAGCAATGCCGAGGCGCGCAAGGTCATCAAGCTGCTGAATAGCGTGGATGCCGACCTTCGCGCCCGACTGATCGACGCTATCGAGCGCTTGGGTGCTGACTCCTACACGGCCAAGCACCTCAACGCCGTGTTGGCCTCGGTGCTGGAGCTGAACAAGTCGATTTATGCCTCGATTGGCGAGGTTATGGTTGAGTCGGTCGTCGACATCGGCCAGTACGAGGTCGAGTATCAGGGTGCGCTGTTCACGCGGGTCATCCCCGGCCAGGTCCTGGTCGAGGTCCAGCTGAACACGGTCAATCTGGCGCAGGTGAGAGAAATCGCGCTGAGTCGTCCATTCCAGGGGCGCTTGCTCAAGGAGTGGATTGGCGACCTTGAGGCGAGCCGGGCCGCGAAGATCCGCGACGGCATCCGCATCGGCATGACCGAAGGACAAACCACTGACCAGATCGTTCGCCGCATCATGGGCACTCGGGCCGAGGGATACGCTGACGGCCTGATCGAGCGCAGTCGACGCGACGTTGATTCGATGGTGCGGACGGCGATCAGTCACACCGCGCAGGGCGCCCGAGAGGCCTACTACCAGCAAAACGACGATCTTGTCGACGAGGTTCGCTGGCTCAGCACGCTCGACAACAAGACAAGCGTCCCATGCAGACTGCGTGACCGCCTCGTCTACACCAACGACAGCAGGCATTTGCCAGTCGGCCACAAAGTCCCTTGGCTCAGCGGGCCTGGCAAGCTGCATTGGTGCTGCCGGTCGACCTCGATGCCGATCATCAAGAGTTACGAAGCGCTGAGGCTGTCCAAAGGCCTGCCAGAAGGCACGCGGGCGAGCATGGACGGCCAGGTGCCGCAGTCCACGAATTACGGCGACTGGATCAAGTCTCAGAGCGCGGCAAGACAGGATCAGGTGCTAGGCCCGGCGCGGGGCAAGCTGCTGCGTGATGGCGGGCTCGATCTGGACGCCTTCTACAACGACCGTGGAAAACTTTTAACACTCGAACAATTGCGCGAGAGGGATGCAGAGGCATTCAGCAAGGCGGGTATCTAGCGTAGAATGATCGGGCCGGATGGTGCTTCCAACACTCATCCGGCCCTAACCAAGTCAACCTGTGTGAGAGGTCAGCATGGCTGAGCGCATTCTATCGAATTCTGGTATCTATACCATCCGCAATACCGCCAACGGAAAGATGTACGTCGGCAGCGCATTAAATATTGTGCAGAGAAAGTACGGGCACAAATCGAGACTTTTAAAGGGTACTCATCACTCATCTAAGCTGCAGGCCGCATGGATCAAGCATGGCGAGCAGGCGTTTGTGTTCGAGGTTCTTGAGCTTGTCGATAGCCTGGACAGGCTGATCGAGCGAGAACAGCACTGGATTGATTTTTACTGTGCGTGCGGAGTGAACGGCTACAACATGCGGCCGATCGCGCATAGCAGTCTTGGAGTAAAGCTATCTGATTCCGCCAAGGCGAAAAAGTCAGCCGCCCTGAAGGGTAAGCCTCTGTCTAAAGAGCACAAGGCAAAGATATCGGCAGGGCTTTCCGGTCACGTCCTATCGGAAGAGACCCGCAGAAAGATTTCAGAAGCTCACGCTGGAAAGCCGAAGGGTCCATTCTCTGACGAGACAAGAGCAAAAATGTCTGCCGCAAAGGCCGGAAAGAAGCGCGGCCCCATGAGCGCGGAGCATCGAGCAATACTCTCGGCTGCGCACATGGGAAGGAAGACCGGAACTCCATCAGACGAGACGCGAGCAAAGATCTCCGCCGCAAAGAAGGAAGGATTCCGTCGGCGAAGAGAGGCCGCTGCACTCCTCGCTACCGCTTAAGCATGAATTAACAGAATCCAAGGCCCGCCACTGAGCGGGCTTTGTCGTTTCAGTCTCCCGGAAAAGCAGCAAGCCAGACGGGGAGTAATCGGGCAGTAAGCCCACAAACTTTAGAACCGGAAGGTCACAACATGAAATTGCTACTCGACGAAAACGGCCACGCAGTTCTCGAAGATGGGAAGCCCGTTTACGAGCACCAAGACGGCCGGAAGATCCCTTTTGACGGCGCCCAGGCGTTCGGAAAGATCGGCACTCTGACCGGCGAGAACACCACTTACCGCAAGCGATTTGAGGAAGCAGAAAGCAAACTCAAGGCGTTCGACGGCATTGAGGATGCGGCCGCAGCCAGAAAAGCCATGGATGTTGTGGCTTCTCTCGACCAGAAGAAACTGATCGACGTTGGCGAAATCGAGAAGGTGAAGGGCGAAATCAGCAAGGCCTTCCAAACCCAGCTGGATGAAGCCAACGGCAAGGCGCAGACCTACGAGCAGCAGCTGTATGCCGAGAAGATCGGCGGCAGTTTCGCTCGCTCCAAGTACATCGCCGACAAGCTGGCTGTGCCGGTCGACATGGTTCAGGCCACTTTCGGTCAGAACCTGAAGGTTGAAGAAGGCAAGGTCGTCGCTTATGACGCCCAGGGCCAGAAGATTTTCAGCCGCTCCCGCCCCGGCGAACTGGCCGACTTCGACGAAGCCATCGAGACACTTGTTTCGCAGTACCCCCACCGCGACCACATCCTGAAGAGTTCCGATGCCAATGGCGGCGGCGCTCCGAACGGTGGTGGCGGAAATTCCGGCGCCAAGGGCAACTTTGGCGGCAGCAAAGCAGATCGCGTAGCAGCCATTAAGGCAATGACCGCAACAAGCTAAGGAGCAACTATGTCCCTGTCGAATATGAAGGTATTCAACGAGTACCTCAAGAAAACCACCATCGAAACCCTGGCGCAGGACGTTGAGAAATTCAACGCCGCCTCCGCTGGATCCATCCGCCTGACCACTCAAGGTATCGACGGCGACTTCCTGCAAGAGTCGTTCTGGGCTGGCCTGCACAGCGCTCAGCGCCGTGTTGACCGCTACGCCGCCAACGGCGCGCAGGCTGCAACCCCGCTGACTCAGAAGCAATACGACTCGGTGAAGATCGCAGGCGGCTTCGGTCCGATCCTGTGGGAGCCTTCGCAGCTGTCGTGGGTTCAGAAAAACCCGGAAGAAGCGCTGGAAGTGATCAGCCGCAACCTGTCCGAAGCCATCATGTCGGACCAGCTGAACACCGCCATCGCCGCTCTGGTCGCCGCCATTGGCAACCAGCCAACCGCCACCAATGACGTGTCCGCCACTCTCGGCGTGGACTACGTCGCCATCAACAACGCTCACGCACTGTTCGGTGATGCCTCGCAGCGCCTCATTGCGCAGGTGATGACCGGCGCCATGTACCACAAGCTGATCGGCAAAAACCTGGTCAACGCCGAGAAGCTGTTCACCTTCAGCGGCGTGCAGGTGGTCGACATCCTGGGCAAGGCCGTGATCATCACCGACGCTGCCGCGCTGTACGAAGCTGGCACCCCGAACAAGCAGAAGGTGCTGAGCCTGGCTGACGGCGCTGCGATGGTGATGGATGGTTCCGACCTGATCACCAACATCCAGACCTCCAACGGCAAGGAGCGCATCGAGACCACCATGCAAAGCGATTATTCGTTCGGCCTGGGCCTCAAAGGCTTTACGTGGGATGTTGCGGGTGGTGGCAAGTCTCCAACAAGCGCCGAGATTGCAACTGGCTCGAACTGGGATTTGGTGGCTGCCACCATCAAGCAAACCGCGGGCGTGATTACCATTGGTGATGCAACCAAGTAACGATGTAGAATGACCGTGTCAGGACAGCCCTTTGCAAGGGGTTTTCGGCTCCGATAAGCCGGATTACTGACACTCATTTCTCGCCTTATCGGAGGCCGCAATGCTTACTCAAGAAAAGCTCAAAGAAATTCTCCACTACGACCCAGAAACAGGGCTGTTTACGTGGCTTAAGCCTACCTCAAACAGGGTTAAGGTCGGGGCTGTGTGCAGCACGGTTGCTCGTATCGGGTATGTGATCATTGGCGTCATGGGAAATAGGCGATACGCCCATCGCCTGGCATGGCTCTACATGACTGGTGAGTGGCCATCTGATCAGGTTGATCATGCCAACTGCGACAAGACTGATAACAGGTGGTCAAACCTGCGAATTGCTGGCAAATCCAGAAATATGCAGAACATCGGCATCAGATCCAACAACTCCAGCGGATTTACCGGTGTTGGCTACCATAAGCAAACAGGTCGTTGGCGCGCCTTTGTTGTGAGCGCCGGGAAAATGGTCCACGTTGGCCTATTCGACACAATTGAAGAGGCGGCGAGAGCAAGAGAGGCGGCGGCAGTCGCGCGGTACGGCGAGTTCTACCGCGCCGGATAATCAAACAGATAATGCAAGGCCGACTATTTAGTCGGCCTTTTTTATGCCTGGAGAAAAGTAATGTCAGAGAAAGTCGTTTACGAGAAGCACCCAGTCACCGCTGAGCGCAAGGCTGAACTGCGCCAGAAGGGCTACAAGATCATCGACGCCAAGTTCGCGCCGGATGACTACAAGCATCCCGAGCCGATCAAGGCCGCGAAGTCCGGCGGCGCAAGCCAGAAGACCGAAAGCCAGGAATAACCCATGACCGACTTCATCACTGTTGCAGACGTTGACGCATTGCTGGGGTCGGGCTGGGCGGGCGCCGGTGATCC